ATTTGAAGTGATGGGATTAGGTTGGGATATGATGATAGCGTTTCCGCCTTGTACACATTTAACAGTTTCAGGTGCTAGGCACTTTGAACAAAAGCGTTTAGATGGAAGGCAACAACAAGGTATAGACTTTTTTATGGCAATGATTAACGCACCTATTGAACACATTGCAGTTGAGAATCCTATTGGAATAATGAGCAATGAATTTAGAAAGCCTGACCAAATTATTCAGCCATATTACTTTGGAGACCCATTTCAAAAAACTACTTGTTTGTGGTTAAAGAATCTTCCACAGTTAATTTATCAGTTAGAGCCAGACTTATTTAGCCAAGATGTTACTGGAACAAAAAACAAAGGAGAGTTTATTTATTTTACAGATAAAAAAACAGGAAAGCAAAAAAGTATGGCTAAATGGTATTACGATGCTTTACAGAATGCAAAAACAAAAGAAGAAAGAAGTAAATTGCGCTCCAAAACATTTCCCGGCATTGCAGATGCAATGGCTAATCAATGGGGTAAATATATTTTAAGCTTATGATAACTATACTAGGTCAAGTCCCAAGCAAATCTAACGGTTACAAGATTGGAAACAATAGGCTTTATAAATCTAAAGAGCTTATAGAATACGAAAAGCGATTTACTTGGTTACTAGCTTTAGCTAAAGGAAAACCGAGCGAGCCTTTAAGAAAAGCTTTTAGCATTGAGATTAACGTTTATTTTCAATCTAACAGAAGCGATTTAGATAACGCAGCCAAAATAATACTAGACTGCCTACAAAATTGTAATGTAATTGAGAACGATAGGCTTTGCCATCAATTATTTATGTATAAATTTGTAGACAAACTAAATCCTAGAATAGAATTTCAAATAAAAACCTTATGAAAACAATCAACTCATTAAGCGGAGGCAAAACATCAAGCTATCTTGCTAAACATTTTCCTGCCGATTACAATTTATTTTCTTTAATCCGTATTGAAGATAAACGATGCACACCAAAGGATGCAAAGCTAGTTCAGTTTATTTCAGATAAGATAGGTCAAGAATTTATTGCAACCGCTGAATCAGACATCACGCTAAAAGCAGTCATTGACTTAGAACAATTGATAGGACAAGAGATAATTTGGCTAACCGGTAAAACATTCGAGCAAGTTAATCGCAAAGCAACAGGAGGCAAAGGATTGCCAAATCAGCAATGGAGATTCTGCACTACTGAAATGAAGATGCGACCAATTTGGGATTGGTGGTATAAAAACATAAACGAGAAAGTAAGAATGGGCATCGGTTTTAGATACGATGAAATGGAAAGAGCTGAAAGATTATCTACTACATTCAAAGGAATTGTAGGACAATCAGCAAATGGTCGTAACAAATGGGAAGAGATAGAATGGCGAGAAGGTTATTTTCCTTTAATAGAGAATAGAATTACGCACTACGATGTAAAAAAATGGGCAGACTCAACTCCTTTAATTTTCCCAGCTGATTCTAATTGCGTTGGATGTTTTCACAAACCTATGCAACAATTACGCAAAAACTGGGATTTAGAGCCAAATAAGATGCAATGGTTTGCAGAGCAAGAGAAACACGCTAGATGGAAAAAAGAAGGTACTTACTTTCAGTTTAAAGAAATAGGATTGCAAATGGATTTCCATTTTGGCACAGGCTCAGGATGTCAAGCAGGTTTTTGCACAGACTAAGCTATGATACACAACAACGATTTTAAGTTTGATTTAGAGTTTGGTGTATTAGATGGCGAGACATGGTTTCATGAATTAGTAACCAATAAGAAAGTAGAAGTTAAAAGCGATAGAAGAACAAGCGAAACAGGTAACGTTTATATTGAGTACTGGTCAAGAGGTAAACCTAGCGGAATATCAACAACACAAGCCGACTACTACGTTTATAAGATAGCAGAAGACACCGCTTTTATAATATCTACCGAGCAACTAAAGAAACGACTCAAGCAGTTAATAGAACAAGGTAGGGCTAGAATGGATGTTAAAGGCGGAGACAATAACACAAGTAGAGGTATTTTATGTAAACTAAACGATTTAATATGCTAACGACTAATCAAACTAAAGCTATCGAATGGATAGAGGCTCAATTACTTAAACCTAACGAGCAATTTATGCTTAAAGAAGGGATTTATATTAACGACTTACATTCGTGCCTTAGAGCGCAAAAGGAACGTATTCTATTTGGAATAGACCCGTTAAGAAGATTAGCATTTTTAAGAGTAAGAGAAATTAAGAATTATTTAAACGAACAATACAAATGAAAAAGACATTAAGCTTCAAAAATTTTATGTGGTATTTAAGTAAAACTCGTATGCGACTTTACAAAATATTAAAAATACAAACCAATAAAAGAGGTTAAACAATAAAAATACAAACCGATGAATCTAAGCCAAGAAGACAAAGACAAAGCACTAACCTATTTTACAATGTGCCAAGCATTAATACATATTATCGAAGATGAATGGATAGGCAACCCAGCTAATAGGCAAAGAGTAAAATCTATAACGAATCAACAATTAAACGAGCTTAATAAGGTAATAGAAATATTGCTACCTAGAGGAGATTATAGCGAAGAAGGCATGAGAGCTACCGAGCAATTTGTAGATGCAGCGGAGGCAATGCTATACTTTTACAAGATTGGTATTCAAATGGCAAGGCTTGACGATACTAAGCGAGAAACTTTGAATACTCAGATGAATATTTTGCTAAAATCCTATAAAATAAATGTTTAAAAATTTTGAATAATCATTTTTTTTCATTAAACTTTGCGAAACTCAAACAATATGAATTACGTAGAGCCTCACGAAAAACTTAGTTTAGTTAATCATCCTCAACACTATCAAGGCAAAGGAATTGAAGTTATAGATATTATTGAGGCATTCGATTTAAACTTCTCACTAGGTAACTCAATTAAGTACATTTTAAGAGCTGATAAGAAAGGCAATAAGAAGCAAGACTTAGAGAAAGCTATTTGGTATCTTAACAACGAGCTAAACAAATTTAAAGGATGAAATTAATCGTAAAAGGAGCAGGAAGCTATGAGGCTGATACCTTATGGCAATTAATAATTGAAGTTTTAAAGCATCGTACTTGGCATTTATTCAAGCACGGTAAATGGATGGATTAATGAAGCCAGACGAAAGAGCTAAATCGATTTTAAATAACGCATATTACTTTACAGGTAATAAGAATCTAGCTAAAGAGCTTTCGCTTTGGATGTGCGAATTATTTGGCGAGTACTGCAATAAAGTAGACGATAAAATTTACTGGAAGCTAGTAGCTGAAAACATTTACCTACTCTAATGGAGCATATCTATTCAAGGCATAAGCATTGGGTTTCAATTGTAAAGAAATTTGGGGAGGTTAATTATGCAGAAGATGTGGTACAAGAAGCTTATATAAAAGTTTATGGCAAAGATATTAACGAGGCTTATTTTTATTATACGCTTAGAAGTCTTACGATGGACTTACATTCTAAGAAGGTTATCAAAACCGAAATAACAAAAGAGGTAGAATATTCACTAAGAGAAGATGAGAGTAATGAGTTAGCTGAAGAGTTAGCTCAACCTTATATAGAGTTTATCGATACATGGGATTGGTATGACAAAAAACTATTTATGCTATGGGTTAATAATCGCATCTCAATTCGTAAACTATCTAGAGAAACGAACATAGGATTTATGAGCGTTTATAATACAATTAAGAAATGTAAACAACGATTAAAGGAATGGCAAAAAGACCAATTAAAAGAAAAATTATTGTAGAGCCTAAAGAGGTTGCTACATTCGAGAACGCTCAAGGGTTGGGCGATACTATCGAAGCATTTACAACGGTTACAGGAATTAAGAAAGGAGTAGAGTTACTTTCTAAAGCCTTAGACTGGGATTGCGGTTGCGATGAACGCAAAGAGAAGCTAAATAAATTATGGTCGTATCGTAAGCCTAATTGCTTAATACAAGAAGACTATGAATATTTAAAAGAGTTTTTCTCTAAGCCACAAAACGAAATACCTCCTAAAATTCAATGGGAATTAATGGATATTTACTTTAGAATATTCAATTTCCGATTAGAGGCTTCAAATTGTGCCTCTTGCTGGAGAGATTACATCTCACAAATTAGACAGGTTTACAACGTATTTGAAGAAGAGAACAATGGATAAGATTGATAAAAGAGGAGGGGCTAGAGAAGGCGCAGGTCGTAAGTCTAAAGCTGAAGAGCAATCTTTAGTAGAAAAACTTACACCGTTAGAGCCTAAAGCCTTTGCGGTTTTAGCTCAAGCATTAGAAGACCACAAAGACTGGGCGGTTAAACTATTCTTTCAATACCAATACGGAATGCCTAAGCAAGTGGTAGACCAAAACAATACGCACACGATTAACGACTTCGATATAAAGGATATTGTTAAATTCAAGTGATAGAACTAAATAGTAAATACGTTCCGCTATTTGAAAGCGATAGTAGGTACTTTGTGATTACAGGAGGAAGGGGCTCGGGCAAATCGTTTGCTTTAAACTCCTTCCTTTTGCTTCTAACGTACGAAGTTGGACACGTAATACTATTTACTCGTTATACATTAGTCTCGGCTCATATATCAATTATACCAGAGTTTGTAGAGAAGATAGAGATGGCAGGGCTAGAAGCCGACTTCTACATTACCAAAGACGAGATTATTAACACTCGCACAAATTCAAAGATTTTATTTAAGGGAATTAAGACCTCTAGCGGAACTCAA